CTTCCAAACTATAACGACTTAAAAGGTAAAGAGTCTAAGCAACTTTTATTTGATTTGGCTGTTGACTATAGAAGGTTGAGACATGGTTTTGATGATGTACACAAAAAGATCGACTCTATGATTGAAAAGCAATCCGAAATAGAAGTTAAGGTTACTAAATTAGACTTCGACAAAGAGGGACGGGAAAAGATAAAGGACAGACTTTACGGTCTAATCATAGGCGTTGTTGTTATTGTTGTTGGGGCTTATTTTGTTAATTCAATGGTTAAAGAGGGCAGATCCTACTATAAAAGAGAAGATTTAGAGTACAATGTTAAATCAAACGGAAGAAACCAATGAAAAACTTAACTCATAGTGAAATAATATCTAAGATAAAAGCAAGCGGCTACTTTAATATTAAAGAGCTTGTAAGTGAAGAAGTTTATAAAAGAGACGGAGAGAGAGCTTGGCGATATTTTGATACAAGGCTACTTATTACAATTTACTTTATTCGCAAAAAACTAGACAAGGGGTTTAATGTTAATAACTGGGCAACCGCAAAAGCTGGAGATATTATCTATGATGAACGTGGGCTTCGTGAAAACATATCAGATATAGTTTCTGACAAAACCAAAAAACGAAAACTTTACCTTTCTGGGCATACAATGGGCTGTGCAATAGACTTTAAAGTGTCTGGGCTTAATTCAAGCGAGGTTCGCAAGTGGTTATTAGAAATACAAAATGAGTTACCGTTTAAAATAAGGCTTGAAAACACGCTAAACGGAAAACAAATAAGTTGGGTACACTTAGACGTTTACGATGAAGATAAAAACCCGAAAGTTTATTTAATGAATTTATAAGTTATGATTAAAGAGAAGTGGGACAACTACAAAGCAGATACCCCTAGTTTTTGGAGAAAATTAGGAGACGGTTTATTAATAATTTCTACTACTGGTGGAGTTCCTGCAATACTAACAAAGCATGAATATATTGGAATAGGGTTGTTTTTAATCGGAATAGTTGGGAAGTTTTTAACTACATTTTTTAAGAAATGAGAATAATCGCCATACTAAGCATTTTACTAATAACATCGTGCGCTACTATAAAAAAAAACAGATATGATCGTAAGTGTGCTAAATTTGACTGTATTAAGAAAACCTACGTTTTAGATTCTACATTTGTAACGGAAATAAAAGACACAACCTATATTACCAAAGAAGGAACTACTGTTTATTTAGAAAACCCATGTGCAGAGCTTTGTGATGAATTTGGACAACTTAAACCGTTTGAGAAAGTAACTGTAAAAGATGGCATTAAAAACACGATTAAAAGCGTTGGTAATGTTATAGTGTCTGAGTGCGACTTGGATTCTATGAAGCAAGTAAATACTACATTAAGAGAAGAAATATTTAGACTGGAAAGCCAGACAATCGAAGTACCACGAAAAAAGACATGGTTTGAAAAGCTTCAATCAATCTGGTTCTACATTTCCATTACAGCTGTAATTGTATACTTAGCACTAAAGATTAAAAGGGTATTTTAAACTCGGTTAACCTTTTTGCTTCTCGTTCAATTTTCTTATAGTCTTTATTTATAGCATCTCTAAACAATACCCTTAAATAAGTATTAGGGTTTATTCCTATCTTCTTTAACTTTTCTCTGTATATCATCTCTTTTTCAGAAAAGCTAACTGTTTGAGGTATAAGTTTTTGTCTCATATTAAACGTTTAAAGTATTGTTTAGCGATATATTGTAAAACACTAGCTGCATTTTAAGTGTATATTCATTCTTTGTGTTTTTTTACAACACTTGCAAGTCCTATCTATTGGTGTGTAATAGTTTCCATACCTAACTTTCCAAAAGTGTATATTGTTTGAACATAAAAAGCGTTTTACAATATTATGTAAAAAAACATATTTAGGCTTTTTCTCTTTCTTAACCCACCCTTTCGGTTTAGGTATTTTTATCGTTACTGTTGTTTCTTTTTTCATAATACGTTTTTTACATTCAAACATTATAAAATATTACTACTCTACATCCTCTATATCATCGCTGCCACAATTAGGGCATTTATTACAAGGGTCGTCTATGTCGCTTGTTTCGCTTACTAATTCGCTTGGGTCGCCTTGCCAAAAACAGTTATTGCATTGTATTTCTTCTTCCATTTTTATAGTTTTTATTTATTAATAAACGATTTTATAATATTGCTGTAAAACGCAACCACAAACTACACTCAAGGCGTTTACAGTTGGTCATTGGGCGTAATTAAGCTAGCTCACCAGTTACTACAAATTTATTAAGTATTGGTAGTAATTCTGCTACTTGCTCCCTTGTTAAGTGCATCCTACTGTCTACGCTAAAAGTTTTAGGCATTTCTGTTTCAATATACCTTCCTCTATTTTCATCTTCAAAAATAACTAGTTTAGGGTTGTCTATTCCTAACCATATTGCATCCTCTGTTGCCAAACTGCTTTTTTGTATTGAGCAATTATTATCGTAACGGTCTTTAAATTCTGCAATTCTAAAACCTCTTTCTGTTTTTTTTGTTTTCATCTTTCTTTAAGTTAAAAACTACTGCCAATACGGTGTATAGCAAATAGCCTGTTAATATTAGTTCTTTTATTTATCTGTTGTGCTGGCTAAATGCCATACACAGGTCATTAACGGTAAGTATCTAGCACATTTTCACGTATGTCTGTTATAATGTCGCAAAATTCGGCATGCGTTCCATGGTCTCTTAACCATTCAAGTTTTATGGCTATCTGTTCTTGTATTGCTCTGTCAAATTTGAACAGTACTTTTTTAGCAGTTTCTAAGGGCACTATACCGTTAATATCAGCTAAATCAACATTAACTGGTCTGGTGCTTTCTAGTTCACTTTTTAGCACTTTTTCTATTTCACTTTCTAGTGTTATTTGGTTGCAATTATCAACATGTCTATCTATAATCGCCATTATCGCATCTAATATTTTATCTGTATCAGCCATATTATCAGTTATTTGTTAAAGTTGTTTAGCCTTGTTCATTAATCCATAGAATTAGCTCTATTTATTTCATCTAAGCAATGGTCTACAATCTTTTGCTGTTCTTCTACATCTTCTGAAAACCGCCAACCATCATTGTGAAGTGTTAGCCCGTTTATTGCTCTTTTCTTTATTTCTTCTTTGGTTTCTTCCATGTTATTGGTTTAAATGTTTGTCTAAAATTGATTCAACATAAGACTGTTTACTAATTGTTAACCCTTTTTTCTTTAGCCTGTTATACTCTTTATCTAGTTGAGCTAATATAACTGGATCAATTTGCCATGTTACTGATTTTTTTGCCATAATTTTTTAAGTTTTAGTTATTTATTAATACAAATATAGCAAATAAATAAATATAAATACAAATATAATTCAAAGAAAATAAAAATAAAATTTCTTTGTACTGTTTGTAATGGTTGTGGGATTATTTTAAAAATAAACCTTGCTATTTAAAATATATTTATTACCTTTGAAATATAAACCAAAAATATAAAACTATGTATACACAAGACAGACAAATCACACCAACAGAAGAACAAAGCTCTATTAAAGATGCTAGTACTGAAAAAAGATATGTAGCTACTATGACTATGTATGTTTATGCGGATAATGCAGAAGAGGCTAAAAAAGAAGCTGAAGACTTTGCTTTAGGAATAGATAAAAAACTAGACAATCAATGTACAATCGAAGAAATTGGAGAGATGCCGTTCGGTAGTGTTGGAGGTTATACTAAAATAGATTAATTATGCTAGAAGCTATAAAAAAAGAATACTTAGAAAGGAGTATTTACTTCTTTAGGAACAATTTAAAAGCAGACCATTTAAGAGGCTCGTTTAATGTTAAACTTTATAATAAGATAAAAGATGCAAAAAGAGATAGAGGGTTGTAAAAACGGATTGGAAGAAAAAGTTCCAACCTCTAAGCATAGAGGCATAACATATGACAAAACAAATAAAAAATACCAATTGCACGTTATGATAAACAAAAAACAAGTCCAACTAGGCAGGTTTAAGACTGAACTAGAGGCTTATAATTATAAAATAGAGTTTTTGTACGGATTCTCAAGAAAGTCACAAGAGGTGGGAGAGTTTCATGTTTCAGATGTTAGAGTTGTAGATAACCATAAAAAAGAATTAATAAGACTGTTGGAGTCTGGGGAGGTGTCTCCTAATAAAAAGAGTAAGATTCTTTTCACTCTTTCCCAAATACACAATTATTCAAAACAATTATAAACAATAAAAACAAAAATCATGGAAGTAACAGGAAAAGTAAAATTAGTAAAAGAAACAGAAGTAATTTCTGAAAAGTTTCAAAAGCGAGAATTAATCTTAACGGATAACTCAAACGAGAAATACCCACAGCATTTATGTATTCAATTTACACAAAAGAATGTTGATATTTTAGACGGGTTAAAGACAAATGAAGAAATTAAAGTACACATAAATTTACGTGGTAGAGAATGGACCAGCCCAGATGGAGTAGTTAAATACTTTAATACTATTGAAGGCTGGAGAATTGAAAATATAAATACAGGCAGTAATGATGCACCAGCAAGTATAGTAGACAACGAAGATGATGATTTACCATTTAATATAAACTAAAAAACTAAACTATGGAAAGAGAAAAAATAGAAGCGCTTTATAGAAAGTATGAATTAGCAAAAAGTGACGTGTTTAAGCATAAGCATTATTTAATTATAACAAGACAGGGCATTGATAAAATACAAGCCAAAGAAAAGATATTTATTAAATACGATGCCGTAAAAGTAGACCCTGAGTTTTGCGTTGTTAAAGCTTCCGCTGAAAAAGAAGGAGCTAAGATAGAAACCTTTGGAAGTGCTAAGTATGGTTCTAAAACTTGGGTAGATGGTAAAGATGGAGCCAAAGGAAAATGGAACGAAACGGGTAATACATCCACCTGGTATGTAATGGAAATGGCAGAAAAAAGGGCTATGTCTAGGGCTGTACTTAAACTAACAGGGTTTTATGAGTTGGGAGTATTTGGAGAAGATGAAAGCGAAGATTTTAAAAAGAGTTAATGGAAATTTGCACTATAATCATATCAAAAGAATTGCTGCAAACACTTGTAGATTCAGAAGCTATAACAACAGATGATTTTACTGTCAAATTAGTTAATGAAGATTCTTTTGATTATAGTAGCAATGAAGCATGGGAAGCTCAAAAAAAGATAAGTACAAAAGCTTATAAGAAACTAAAAGAAATAGAATTTAATATTAGAAACAAATGAGTATAGTAATACAATCAACAATCGAAAGTGTTCAAACTCGTAAAGATAAGACACTAAAAATAACTATTGGCAGTCAAGAACTAAACGCTGAACAGATGGCAGAGCTAATGAGTTTAAACCAGTCTTTAGCTTTTACTTATATTTCGCCTAAAAGTATCACAGAAGCTGAAAAAGAAGCTATTGATGCAGTAGAAGTAGAAACGCCAAAACAAAGTAAAAGTCAGAGCGCAAGATTAAGAAATACTTTGTATAAAGTTTGGGAAACTACACGGACTGGCATAGACTCATTTGATGATTTTTATAATATAGAGACTGAACGTATTATCGAACACTATAAATCTAAAATAGAAACGCTATGAACTTAAAAGACGAATTAAACGAAGGTGGAAGCTTTACAAAAGGGCTTGTAATATTGGTAACACTAATAATAATGATATGCCTAATTTAAACAAACACACAAAAATATATTTTGAATACTTCGGTTTTGATATGGGCGACTTTGTGGGGTGCGAGTGTTGTGGAAAAAAAGCTATTGATATTCACCACATCGAAGCTAGAGGGATGGGAGGCAATCCAAACGGGGATAAAGATGTTATAGAAAACCTTCAAGCTGTATGTAGAGAATGCCATTTGCGTTACGGCGACAAGAAAGAGTATAAGGAAATGTTAAAAAAAGTTCACTTAAAATACATGGAAATTTATGGCTAAAATTAATATAACACCATTATCTGTTAATAAAGCTTGGCAGGGTAGACGGTTTAAAACTCAAGACTACAAGAAATACGAAGCAACAGTTTTAATGATGCTGCCAAAAATAAAGATACCAGAACCGTATTTTAAAATTAATATTGAATTAGGGTTTAGCAGTAAATTATCAGACATTGACAATCCTGTAAAAATGATATTAGATATATTGCAAAAGAAATACAAGTTTAACGATAGAGATATACATGAATTAAACTTATCAAAAAGAATAGTAAAAAAAGGAAAAGAATATTTTAAATTTAACATTGAGCATACAGAATTATTATTTTAACCAAAAAACAAAACAACTATGAAACAACAAAAACAATTAAACAGCACTTACTTAGTAGCTAAGTATTTAAAAGGAAGAAAACAGAGCTATATCCACAAAATGAAGTTAGAAACGAAAAGTAATAACGTTGGAGAGAGGGTAAGGCAATTACGAAATAAGTACCAGTGGAAAATTGAGACAGTAAGCGAAGGGGTTAAAAACGGAGTGAAAGTCTATCACTACTTACTTGTTGAAAGTGGAGAGATGCCTAAAAAGTTTAGATAATTATGAAGGAAGAAATAGAAGATTTAATGTTTCCTGATAAGGATAAATTAAAAGATAATAACGGATTCTTAACGGCTCAAATAGTAGATGCAGAATTAGACCCTATCAACTGTTCTTTTAAAAATGATGGTTGTGTAGAGCTGGACACAAGGAGTCTACAGTTTGTCGTTCTAACACATGAGAATTTAGAAATATTAAAAGATTTAATAATAGATGCAGAGATGCATTATAATAATAAAAAAGATGAATAAATTAACAGCATTAGCAGAGATAAGAAATAAAACATTATTGGAATTTTCAAAAGAAACGCAACTTGAGTTTAAATGTTACACCGATAACGCATTAGTTTATGGCGTGACAATAGATTCTATTTACCATGAAATTAATATAATATGCGATTCAGATTTATTCGCTAAAATGACAGTAGCAGACTTATTAAATGCTAGGAGAATAACACTAATTAGCTATTCAATATTTGATAGATTAAATAGAAAATGTGAACCTGTAGCGTTATATTCATCAAATAATGAAGATAATTTAAATTAAATGTAATTTGTATTAAAATAATACTTATATTAGCAGAAGTTATTGACATGCGGGTGTCGTAAAAATAACAAAAATATTAACCTTTGCCTGATGAGCCCGCACTCTGATGGTAAAGGTTTTTTTTATACCAAAAATTATGAAATATAAATTAAAAACAGTAAAAGGTCAAAAAGTATATCGGGTAGACGTAGGAATAAGAGACAGCCCGAATATTTACGATAGAACTACATATCACCGACATGGGATATTTGTAAAAGAATTAAAAATAGTTCATCAGACAGAATTTAAAATAGCCCTATCTGACGAGTGGATAACACTACTTGACAGGCAAAAGGGAGGTGAAAAAAAGGATAAATATAAGAGTTTTATTGGCGATTACAATGTTAGTATAGTTACAAATGAAACATATCTTCCTAACGGCGTATTTTGCACTTGTTATACATTAGAATCCCCTGACAAGTCTATAAATAAAATAAAAAAAGCTATTATGAATAAAATAAACAAGGATTACGGATTTTTAAGAGACGCAAACCTTGGTAGCGTATTAGATAGATTTGAAATTAACACCTTATAATTATGGCAGAAAATAAAAAATCAGTTTTATTGTATTGTGATATAATTCACACAGTAGAAGGTTTAGAAGATGACGAAGCTGGAAGACTGTTTAAACATTATTTAAAGTATATTAACGACTTAAATCCGGTTGCAGAAGACAGGTTAACAACGCTATTATTTGAGCCAATTAAGCAGAATTTAAAAAGGGATTTAAAGAAGTGGGAGTCGAAAAGTGAGAAGAACTCAATGATAGCAAAGGAGGCATGGGCTAAACGAAAAGATGCGAACGCATACAAACGCACTACTTCGCATGCGAAAAATACCGATAAAGATAAAGTAACAGATAAAGTAACAGTAACAGGTAAAGATAAAGTTAATGTTAAAGATATTAAAAAGAGTTTACCGAAAAACAAGTTTTCGGAGTTCAAAGAATTTAAGCAAATATTTTTAGATTTTTACAAATTGAAAACAGGAGAGGATTATTATTGGACTGCCAAAGATGCTGGAAAGGTAAAGTCTCTAGTTTCTAAATTAAAATTTAAAATAAAAGAAAAAAGTTCCGCAGAAAAAGAAGCTACAGATACGGAGGCAACCAAAGGGTTTACTCATTTACTCAACATGATAGCTGATAACTGGATATTATCAAACCTTTCAATGTCAATAATAGACTCAAAATTTAACGAAATAATCTCAAACAATGGAAAACAAACTACAAAAGCAAACAACGGAAATAGGGCAGAGTTGGAAGAACTCAGTCGCAGACTTAAAGCAAGGAATAGCACGACCGAAAACAGCAGAACTGGCACTTAATAATAATTCGCCTAGCTTAGTGCTGATTAAGAAAGAGTTCGGGGAAGAGGAGCTTTTAATATACGTTTCCGAACTACTAACCGACTGCGTTTTATCGTTTAATATTGGTAAAACAATGAACGCAGAACAAATAAAATTAACAGCAGAATACATAGCGGAAGATTATTATTTCTTAAAACCAGAAGAGTTAAAATACTGCTTCGCTCAAGCGCAAAAAGGGGTTTACGGTAAGATATACGACCGAATAGACACCTCAATTATTTTTGAATGGTTTGACAAATATATCGAGGAGCGCATGGGTTCGGTAGAAAAAAACAACCAAAACAAAACAAATGAGTTTAAATCACAAGATTATAAAAACGCATCCTCGCAAACTATTTTACCAGCACTCAAGGAAGTAGTCGAAAATAAAAAGAAAGTTCATCAGAACGAAGAAAAAACACCTAAAAAGGCAGAATTAGACTTATCTAACAAGATAATGAAAGAGTTTGATGAGTTATTTGACGAACAAAACGAGTTTGATAAGGGTGGTTTTAGAATGGTAAAATATAAAGGAAAAGAATATTCTGGGAGCGAGTATTTAGATATTAGACTAGGAGAAATTTAAAACAAAATATAAAATGAGAGAAACAGTTTATAATATAATTTACGTAGCAATAGGATGGGCTGTATGGTTATTTTTTATAGTCCTAGTAAGTAGCTGTGGAGTACTAGCAATGACTTCTGATGTATCTAATGAAGAAACGATAGGAAGTTATACGCCAATATACAAACAATTAGAGGGTTATGAACATTGTTATAATATTGAATTTCAAGGAAAAGATTATATTTATATGAAAAAACGTTAAACTAAAAAACTAAAAACTATGAAAGTAACAATTAAAAGACAAAGAGTAAAAGATGTATTTGAAGTACATTATGGACAAAGAGACAACCATACACATTTTATATCTTTAGAGTGTGAAACGGAAAATTCAATGATAATAACAAATAAGATACCAATAGCTCCAAACGAGTTAAGAAGTAGCTTTAATAGGCTTATGGATGGGGTTGTATAGAACAAAACAAAACCCTTATCCCGTTGATGGGGAGGGGTGGTCAATTAGGAATTAACGAGGTAGTGTAAAATTTCGTTTTAATGAATTTTAAACATTGTTGTGGGTATGTAAGCCTACGACTTAAACAAATAAATTATGAAAATAGGAAAATACAAAGGGCAAGAAGTAAAAGTTTATGATAGCGGAAATGAATTTATAGTAGAGTTTCCAAATGGAGCAACAATAACTATGACTGATGTTTCAGAAATAGATTTCAGTTAAGTAGGCTTATTACCTACAACGCATTGTGTATGGTGCGTATGCCGATAGGCTATGCAATATACACGTTGTTGTATGGTGAAGCGAACTGTAAAAAATTAATATTTGAAATGAGCAAGAAATTAACGAAAGAAGAACTTGAAAAGAAAAAGAAGTTTCATAGCAAAAAGGTTGATTACTACCAAAAGAAAATTGACAAAATAGAAGCTGACAAAAACAGGATAGGTTTTAAGTGGTATGATTAATTTTTTATTGCATACAATACTGAGCTATTTCGCGTTTTAATGCGAATAATAGCAAGCGTTATCAAAACGTTTTAATGGTTGACTTAAAAAAATAAAACATGGATGATAAAGTAATAAGACAAATAATAATAGGAATGTTTGCAGAGGCAGCGTTTAAAGAGGAAGAACAATTTACATTAGAAAACTCCAAAAAAACTCCAAAAAAGCTGTTAAGTTTGCAGATGAAGTAATGGAATTATTAAAACATAAAAACAAATAACATGGAAGGAAAAGAAATAATACAACACATTAGCTACAAACCTACAGGAGATGAATACGCTACTAAAGTAGAAATCCCAGCAGAAACAAAAGAAGAAGCTATACTTATAATCAAAGAAAGGTTATACGAAAAAGGGTTTAAAGACTTAGAAGATAAAATCGAAAGAGGCTATAAATTTGATGTAATTGATACGTATCATAAAGAAAAAAATTAGTATATTTGTATTAATCATAGTTTAATTTTTCCTCCCTAGGCTGTGGAAGCGGCTAAGGGAGGTTTTATTGAAAACAATAATAATCAACAATGCCATTTAAGAAAGGACAAAGTGGAAATGTAAAAGGTCGAGAAGTAGGGAGTAAGAATAAAGTTACTTTACTAGCCCTTGATGTTAAAGATGTTGTTTTTAATGCGTTCCAAGACTTACAGGCAGACCCAAAGAATAATCTTATTGCATGGGCTAAAGAGAATCCAACAGAGTTTTACAAGATAGCAGCAAAGTTAATTCCAACAAATATAGAGGCTAAGGTTTCCAATACTATTAACGTAATACCTCCAAAAAGTGATTAGATGGCAGACATCGATATTAACTGGTGTAAGTGGTCGGAGATAATCAATGAGAGGTTTGAGCCTTTAGTAGAAAATACAGATAGATACATAATAGCATACGGTGGTAGAGGTTCGAGCAAATCGGATTGGGCTGCAAAGAAATTAATATACAGGTGTTTAAGTGAAAAGTATTTTAGATACGTTTTAGTTCGTAACACATACGCTACAATAAAAGATTCCAGCTACCAAACAATAAAAGATATAATACACGACTTAGGTCTTGAGTCTTTATTTAGGTTTAAGATACAACCGCTAGAAATAGAATGCATGAACGGTAACAAGTTCTTAGCAAGGGGTTGTGATGATGCTACTAAGTTAAAGTCTATAAAAGACCCAACAGGTGTATGGTGGGAAGAGGACGTGCCAGACGAAAGCGATTTTATCACTATTACTACATCGGTAAGAACGAGTAAAGCAGATTACTTACAGGAGATATTTACTATTAATCCAGAAGTTGAAGGTAACTATCAGGAAAACTGGTTTTGGAAAAGATTCTTTAAGGGACATATTGAAAAGAGTTTTAGCGATGTTACTGTAATTCAAGTGGAAGAGTTAAAGATTGAACTAACATACACAGTACATCATAGTTGGCATAAAGATAATCGCTGGTTGCCTAATGCTTTTGTTGCTCAGTTAATGCAGTTAAAGGTAGAAAACCCGTACTATTATACTATCTATTGTAATGGCGAATGGGGTAATAAGCAAACGGGAGGTTTGTTTTATAAGCATTTTGATAGAGCTAAAAGTGTAGACCCTACAATTGTTTACAATCCAGACCAAGCAATACACCTATCTTTTGACTTTAATGTAAACCCATACATGAGTGCTACGATATGGCAAATAGACGGTAAGACGGCTAAGTGTATTGATGAGATAGCATCTGTTAATCCCGACAATACAACAGTAGGAGTGTGTAGAGAGTTTGAGCGTAGATATTTTAATCACAAAGGAGGTTTGTTTATTTACGGAGACCCATCAGGAAGGCAGCAAGACACCAGAACAGATAAAGGCTATAATGACTATACTATTATATTTAATGAACTAGAAAAATACCACCCGATTGAAAGGGTAGCCAATAAGCACCCTCCTGTAGTTACTAGAGGTAACTTTATTAATACTGTATTCTTGAAAGGGTTTAACGACTTGAATATACTCTTTAGCGATAAGTGTAAGTACATGCTTAACGATATGCTATTTGGTAAAGAGGCTAGTGATGGTACTAAGCTAAAAGAGAAAACAAAAGTTGACGGGGTTACTTTTGAAAAGTATTTTCACCATGCAGATACCATGGATTACTTTCTTTGTGAAGCCTTTATAAACGAGTTTGAAGAGTACCAGCACGGCAGCACCCCAGTAATAAGAAGTTACGGCGCAAATCCAACCAACAAAAGAAAAACGTATTAATGTTTGTTTTGTAACAAGATGTTGTTATATTTGTACAAATTAATAACATTAATTAATAAAATAAAACTATGAATTTAACACTTAAAAATCAAAAAGGACTAAGCGATTATTCGCATGCCGTATTGGAAATTGTACGTAAACTAATAGACAGGTTCAAAATAAACCTTTTTAAATATTTATTTACAGAAAATGAAAAATGCTTATTAAACCAAGCGTTGAATTTGCAAAAACAAGAAACATATAAAGATGCAAGATGCGGACTTTCTTGTGATTATAAACAAGACCTTGAAGATGTAGATAATCTTTTAGAAATGTGTGAAAATAAATTATGGAATTGAGTGTTGTAGATAATGATAGTGTATGCTCTGTATGGAGTGCAACGGAATATGGAGTATGACACGTTGTTATACTCTTTTAAACAAAACAAATTATGAAAGACTTATTTAAAGCATCAGTAAAAAGTAACGCAAAGATTGAATTATTAGAACCTAATTATGAAGGTATAGCTAAAGTATTATCTGAGTTTGAAAAACTATACAAGGTTTGCGATAACAAAGAATTATTAGATAAATGTTTAGAGAACTTTTGTGTACCTAAACACTTAATTACAGAAAATAATTGAGTATAATGAGGACAAGTAAAGATATTTGCGGATAAATAACGATTAAGATGAAATTAGAAGATATTGTAAAACAACTTGCAAACAGGATTAACCAACCACACTACATTGAGCACTGGTTGAAAAAAGTAAGAGATACCGCCTATAAAAAAGGGCTTGAAGACGGAAAAGCAGAGCAATTAGCTTTACTTGATGTTAGTAAAGAGTGCGAACACCCCTTTGCTATGGTAATGAGTAAATGTAACGGAGAAATAAATAAGTGCTACAAGTGCGGTAAAGATTTGTGAGCATTTTTACTAATGACCAACTGTAAACGCCATTGAGCTTATTGCATGGTTGCGTTTTACAGCAATATTATAAAATGTATTTTAACAATTAAAAACTAAACAAAATGAACTGGATAAAAAAAATAATTAAAGATTTAATTGCTTGGAATGAGAAAATAAAAAGCGAAAGGAGAGCAGAAATAACAAGAGCGCAATATGCTTTGTGGGATGCACAAGCAAGATTAAAAAAGGTAGAAGATGAAATTGAAGAAATAAGGCTAAGAAAAGCTGAAAGATTGCGTAAGGCTAATATTTTATAATGGACGAGTGTATGGCAAGTGCCAACACAGAACTTAATTGAAAACACTAAATATTGAAACATGGAAGAACCTAAAAATGAAAACAAACAGGCATTTGCTATACGCAATGTTAGCAACTGCCCCGACTTAACTGACCTGTGGTTTATAACCAATGGTAAAAAGCAACGAGGTACAATAACTGAAGAAGAGGCAAAAGAAATTTACAATGCTCTGAACACTTTAGAAAAGCACGAACTATGCCAATTGAAATTTGGAATTTAGGGTTTGTTGCTAATGATAATGCTAAACAACTTTAACAAATAAACTACAAAAGATTATGGATATAGAAAAAGTATTAGATGAAGTAATGCACGTTATTAGAAAGAATGTTGATTACTTTAATGAAGCTAGTTTAGAGCTTAAAATAGAGGAAGCACTAAAGGAATTAGAAACCGCCAAACCAGTTAATGTTGCTTTAGCTGATGTTAGCGGTTCGTTTGAAGAAGGGTACGAAAAAGGATGGAAAGAAGCAACCTCAGAAGCGTGTAAAGAGATAGCAAAGAACTACCAACCTAATGAACGCTAATATATCGCTAAACAATACTTTAAACGTTTTAAAACAACTAATAATCACAGAATCAAGTATTTAAGATTGAAAAATATGTACACAATAAACAATAAAGAATACGCTGGAACAATCAAAAAGATTGCAGAGTCATACGGCGCTCCATACAGGAGGCTTTTAACAGACTTAAAAAAGTATGGCAATTCACACTTTAGGGTGGGTGGTAAGTTGTATTTTGTAAAAAAAATTAATAAATTATAACTATGGGAGTAAAAGGATTAAAAGAAGAAGTCGAAAGGTTAAACGACCTAGTAGATAATTACAGAGATGAAATAAAGAAGTACGAGGGTGACATGGCTTTAATGAAAAAGCTAAAGGGCAATCTTAAGGAGGCTTACAATGACTCTTTAGAAGAGAACTTGTTAAAAGAGAACTTGCTAATGGAAAAAAACATAACTATAAAAGCTTTGTCTAAGGCTTTAATTAAACTGGTGTAAATATGGACATTATGCTATTATTAATAATCATTCTACTCTGCTGGTTTATTGGCTGGATAGTTTGGTTATACATAGACGACCAAAAAAAGTTGTAACAATACATAATAATTAAATAATATTGTTATAAGTTTGTTGTATGCGTTTTTTAAGAGACAAAGATTATCTAAAACAAATTCAAGACGACAACTTTCTACAAGTAATTGAAAGTGACCAGTCTATACGTTTAGATATGGAGCTTGCGGCTCAAGCAGAGATCACAAGCTACCTAGCGCAACGATATGACATAGCTAGTATATTCACCAATACGCAATCATTTGAAATTGGCGATACTTACTACGGTAAGAACTTAGTAGAGTACTCAGCAGATGATTACGATGCAGCAGCTACTTACTCGGCAGATGATAGGGTTGTTTATAACGGTGATATTTATAAGTCAATCGCAGGAAACACGGCAGAGGCGTTCGATCCTGCTAAGTGGACGTTTATAGCTGTAGATAAATCATTATTTTATGCTAAAACGCCTGAGCCTGAGTATGTTCATTCAGCTACTTACACCATTGGCGACACAGTTTGGTACAAGGATGCAACATATACGGCGACGGCTGAAACAACTGGTAATTTACCGACAGACTCAAACTTTTGGGATTTTGTTGCTAATTACTCATTTTCAGGAGACTATCCAGATGATACATCAAAATGGACGCAGGGAGATAACAGGAACCAGCAAATAGTATTAATATTTGTGGACATTGTTCTTTTCCATGTTCATAGTAGGATAAACCCGAGAAACATACCTGATTTAAGAAAGCAAAGATATAACGGAGATGACCCAACTGATAGAGGTGGAGCATTAGGATGGTTAAAGAAGGTAGGAGCAGGAGATTTAACAGCAGATTTGCCTAGCATTATACCAGAACAAGGTATTTCTATATCTTATGGTAGTACAGAAGCTAGAACTAACATGCCCGATAACTGGTAAAACATGGCGATAAAAGATATATTCAGCGGAAAAGAAACTTTTAAGAGTATTTTCAATGTAGACAAAAAGCTTCCAGAAGAGGCGGATGTTACAAAGAAGATAAAAGCGCCTAGAGCGTTATACAGAACACGTCAAGATATAGCAACATGGCGTTCAGCTACACTGGCTGCAGAGTCTATTACGCATCCAAATAGAACTCAATTATACAGGTTATACAAAGATGTTGATTTAGATGCACACTTAACAGCTGTGATTGAAACTCGCAAGAATTCAATCATGGGTGCTGATTTTGTTGTTGTTGATAAGGATGGAGTAGAAGATGAAGAAAAGACAGCTTTAATTAATAAGAAATGGTTCAGATCTTTTACAAGTCATGCCTTAGACTCAATATACTGGGGTTACTCTTTAATACAGTTTGGGGATTTGGAAAAAGATGAATTCCAAGATGTTGAATTAGTTCCAAGACAATACGTAAAACAAGAGTTAGAATTAATCGTAGATAACTTAGCGGAAAATACAGGAACGCCATACACCGAAGAGCCTTATACTGACTGGGTGATAGGAGTAGGAGAAAAGAGGGATTTAGGACTATTCTTAAAAGCTGCACCGCATGTTCTTTGGAAAAAAGGGGCAATGGGATCGAGTGCTGACTACTTAGAATTATACGGCACTCCAATACGTGTTTTAAAAACAAACGTGAGAGACAATACCACCCGAACGAATGGGGAGAGTATGATGAAAGAGATGGGTAGCAATGCATGGGCTGTTATAGATAAGAATGACGAAATAGAGTTATTGAATGGTCAGGCTAGTGGAGGAAATGAAGAGATGTTTGACACGCCAATTAAAAGAGCTAATTCTGAGCTATCTAAGTTAATACTAGGACAAACAGGTACAACAGATGAAAAAAGCTTTAGTGGTTCTGCAAATGTACATGAGAGAGTATTAGAACAAGTGATTGAATCAGATACTTCATTTATAGAAGATGTTTATTCAGATAAATTAGTACCTTTACTGAATGTTCACGGATTGGGATTTGAAGATAAAAAGATTATCATTAGAAATGATGATAAGATTGAGATAGAGGATAAAGCAGAGATTGATTTGAAGTTGATGGAGCATTATGATATTGATCCAGAATACATTGAAAAAGAGTATGGTACGCCGGTAGAAGAAAAACAACCAGAAACTGGAAGTGCGGCAGATATACAAAACAGAATAGATAAATTATATGGAGACTCTAAGTCATAGTTGTAATTTTTGTGTTACGAATGTTGATGAGCAGTTAGATATATTTGATGAGAATGAAATAGAAACGTTATTAAGAAAAACATACACAGGCGAGGTTAATAGTTTTGCATTAGATTTTGCATATTACATTAAAGTAGCAAAGAAGTTAACGGATGGTATGTATAACGGTTTTGGGAGTGATTTAGTAAAGGCTGATTTTTTAACGCCTGATTACAATATGTTGAAAGCGCTTAGGGAAAATGTTTATACATTCTCTGCAGCTAAAAACTTTCAACAAACAAAGTTAATGAGTTCTTTAATTATTGAAGGTGATAATGTACTAACATATCCAGACTTTAAAAAGAAAGCTGAGAAAGTGTTTACTACATTTAATAGGCAGCATTTAACAGCTGAGTATAATTCTGCAATATCACAAGGTAGGATGGCTAGTAGGTGGATAGACATAAAAGACGAAGAGCCAATACTAGGAAAGCTTGAGTATGATACTGTAGGAGATGCAAGAGTTAGACCTGAACACGCCTTGTTAGATGGGATAGTTAGACCTGTAGGAGATACTTTTTGGAGTACGTTTTATCCGCCCAATGGTTGGAATTGTCGATGTGATGTTATTCAGTTAGATGATAAGCCAATAACAAGCTTAAAAACTAGACAGCGACCAGACGAAAAGGATGTACCGAAAGAGTTTAGGTTTAATGTAGGTAAAACTAAAAGAGTTTATAGTGCGGAACACCCATATTATAAGGTGCAAGCGAATGAGGCTGAATTTAAGAAAACTAACTTTGGATTACCACTACCATGAATGATGCAATGAAAATAGCGTTAATGGACATGGAAAGCGAAGGTTTTGATGTAGATTTATTTGATTATGGCGAACGAAGCAAGAAAAATACTAAAACAACAAAAAAAGCTACAAAGGGAGTTAAAGAAGTTTATAACCGTAATGGGAAACGACGCGGTAAGGCATTTTAAAAAGAGTTTTAGAAATGGAGGCTTTACAGATGCGACGCTTGTAAGGTGGAAGAAAAGGGAGAAAAAAGAAAAAGGCAAACACAGGGCTGTACTGGTAAAAACTGGAGCTTTAAGAAGGTCTATAAGAGTAGTAAAAAAGAGTTTTAATAGTGTAACGATAGGAAGTAGAACGGCGGGGGATTACGGAGAAGTGCATAATGAAGGGTATAGGGGAGTTCAGTATGTAAAGCCTCACAAAAGGCAAAGAGTTGTAAGAAGTAGAGTTAGAGGATCTGGGGGGTTTGCTGGAGGGGTTTTTACTAAAGGGAAAGCAACAACAGTAGAGTTGTTGGGAAGTAGAGGGAATGTTAAAGGGTTTACTAGAAGGGTTAATATACCTAAAAGGCAGTTTATAGGTCATAGTTTTATATTAAAGCAGAAATTAAGAAGAAAATTAAACACAAGAATAGTAGTAGCGTTCAATGTCTAAAAAAGAATTATACACAGATATAAAAACAACACTTGAAGAGTTAAAAACTACAAGTGTGTTAAAGCATGTGGCGTTGTGGAATAATCAACCAGAGCGCGAGAATGTAGAGAATGCATTTTTGTACCCTGCGGTTTTTATTGAGTTCGTCCCGTCCGATTATAGCGATTTATCGAATGGTGTTCAGCAAGTATTTTTAACTGTTCGTTTACATGTTTGTTTTGAGAGTTATAAGGATGAAGATATTGATGTGTTAGATTTAGCAGATAAGGTATTTCAAAAAATGCACACTAAACAATTTGGGTATTATGGTAAACTGTTAAGAAGAAATGAGGAGCAGAATTTCGATCATAGTAATGTTCAAGATTACATGATTGACTTTGCAACAATGGGTAATGATTACGGAGGTGATAGTAGACCTTCACTAGAACATACAGCAACACAAGATTTAACTGTAACGATAGCATGAGCGTAACAATAACAAATTTTGACAACTCTGTAGAGTTTAAGATTGATGAGAAAGTAAGGCTTGTCGATAAAACTAATATGTATATCCATTGGGGAGATGAGAGTGACTATATTTCAGTTCACAACACTATCGACCCAGTCCACAGTATAAATATAATAGATATTGATTATAAAGAAGTTGTTCCAGCTATTGCAAGTGCGCAAGATTTATACGATTTATTAGAAGGGTATAAAAATGAACCAGTATCAATTACCGTAGACACTTCGGGATTAGCAACAGAGGCTACACTAGAAGCTATAAGGGTTTTAACCGTTTCTTTGGATGGTAAAGATTATTCAACAGAAACAACACTAGCGGCATTAAAGCTGGTAGCTGACAGTATAAAAACAAATACGGACGCATTAGACGTTGACTTGAGTACTAGGGCAAGCGAAACAACACTAGCCGCGACAAACGTATTATTAACCGCATTAAACGCTAAGGATTTTTCAACAGAAACTACATTGTTAGCCGTTGAGGGTGTACTTAACTTGTTAGAAGCTAAAGACTTTGCTACGGAAACAACATTAGCAGCAATAAAAGCACAAACAGACTTATTAAGCTTTACAGGTGCTAAACTAAGAACAACAGGGGAGGATGCAGCAGGAGGAGGAGCTTCAACATTTGGAGATACTGGAGGTTATTTAGCTCTTACTCCAGACGGGACAAACCAGCAGGTATTAGCGGCGGACACAGACTTTAAAGAGGTTATATTATACCATGAGAATAAAAAAACAGCATGGATAAAACTTGGTGGAGGATCTGCAGTTGTAGGGGAAGGGTTCCCGATAAAGAAAAAACAGCCTTGGATATTAGATAAATGCAGGGATGAGATAAGAATAATATTTGAGAGTGGATTTGATAGTAATGATTTACAAATTAGCACAGTGACATTATGAGTTATACTTTTATAGATGATTCTTTTAATCACTTGTTCGAGATAGGACTTGGAGGAGGTTTGTCTTTACAGCCTAGATCAGCATTTGATGAAATACCTCAAGATGGGATGTTTACGGTAGATGAGTTAGGGGATTTATCGCCAGTAGTAGACCCGTCAATAATAGATGATCCATACTTTGATAATGATGGAGGAGATATAATAATTAAAACACTAATATAAATGGCAACACCAAATATAAAGCCAAACGGAGACAATGAAGGGCAAATAGGAATACTTGGGAGACTTTGGCAATGGATAAGGGCAACTAATATTTACGTAACGGGAGACATAACCGACGGAACCAACACAATAACTGTGGCGGAAATGACTAGCTCCTCGGGCGGTGGGTTTACCAATGTGATAACACCTCCAACACTAACAAGCACAGTAGACAATTACAACCCTACAGGATTTGATACTTCTGATATGGTTCGGCAAGATATTAACGCGAATAACAGGCAAATTTCAGGACTAAAAGCACCAAGTCCAGCAGAATACATTATAAAAAGAATAAACAATCTTCATCCGAGTAATGATTTAAGGTTTTTACACGAAGACGGAGGAAGCGACCCAGAAAACAGAATTTTATTAAGAGACGGCGCAAACAAAGCAATTAAACCAAACGAAACGGCCGAATTTTATTATGATGTAGTACAAAGTCGATGGAAACCTTTAAACAGAATAGGATAATGAGCAAACTTTGGATAGAAAATAACGGAACAGCAGCATACTATCAAGAAATAGCGCCTGCGGTGTCTTATACAGATAAAAGCAACGATGTAGAAGCTTGGAATTTGTTTGGCGAGTCCACCGTTGGATATAAATTAACAAGGGATAAGATAAAAGCTCTTGTTATAATAGCGACAAACCCAAATTATCCAACTTTAGATTTTTCGGGTTGGGCAGCATATTCTTATAAAAGTATTGCTGCGAAGTGGGTTGTAGCTCCATACGCTTTAAGGGTTACAGTTCATACTGACAATATAGATTCTGATATTTGGGATGTATTAGTTGAGAAAACAAAAAGTGGAAGGGCAGGCGTTGTTGAGTTAATGAGAAAGAGGGTTTCTGACGAACTAAGAAAAGAAACCTTAACCAAATATGATACCGATGATTTTTGGGATGCAACCCATATTATATTTAATGAATATATTGATGCAAATGGCGCCAAGTTTAAAGATTGGCTTTCAAATACAGAAGGTTCTGATTACGAAAACAATGGATTTGCTCAAAAAGAATATTTCACAGAAGAGTTAAGAGATGATTTGTTAAACATTTATAAAGGGTAACAACATGGGAATATTATTAGTAATATTAGCAAGGGTTTTACAATGGTTGTTTGCGCCTTTATTTGTAATTTATGCAATAGTTAAATTAAGAAACTTTAAAAAGGTGAGTGATTATTTTCACAATATAGCTTTCGGAAGAGATCAATTAGGTAATACAATGGGTGGTCCTTTAATGAATAACCTATTATTAAAAAATAAGTCTAAAGCTCCTAAATTGTACGGAAATGTTGATGAAACAATATCTCATATAACAGGGGTTAATTTTTTAGCAGGAAATACAACATGGCTAGGGAACTTTGTAGCTAAAGTTTTAAATAAAGTAGATAAAAATCACGTACAAAACGCAGCAGCAACAGAACAAGATAACACTCAAGAAATAAAAAATGGCTAGGACAATAGAAGAAATACAAGCAGAGATGGACGCCGAACAAGCGTTGCAACCTCAATTAAGTGGACTAAACAGTATATCTCAAGCGGCTATTTATACGTTGTGGAAATACGTATTCTCAACAGCTTTATGGTTTGAGGAAACGTTATGGGATACATTTAAAACAGAGATAGAAACCGTAATAACAAACGCGGTTGTGGGTACAGATGAATGGGTTAAATTTGAAGTGTTAAAATTTCAATACGACACCGTAACACCTCAGATTGTTCAGTTGGTAGATTTTGTACCTTCTTATAACCCTATAGATGAGTCTCTTCAAATAATTACTAGGGCGTCTGTTAATACGCTAACAAACAAGGTAGTGTCTGTTAAGGTCGCTAAAGAAGATCCGCCTATTGCGCTAGACGCATTAGAGTTAAGTTCTTTACAGGGCTACTTAGATGATATATCTTTTGCAGGTGTAGAATATAACGTTCAGAGTTTAACGAGCGATAAGATATTCTTAGAGGCTGAGGTGTTTTATGATGGTCAATATACAAGTACTATAAGTGCAAATGTAATAGACGCTATAAACTTATACCTTTCTAATTTACCTTTTAATGGCTATGTTAGAATATCGGATGTAGAAGATGCGATTCAGAGTGTTGCAGGTGTAGTTGATATTGTAATATCTAACTTAGCATTAAGAGCTGATACAACACCGTTTGCATCTAAAGTGTTTTTAGTTGAAAATAAGACAACTATATTTAATAAGCTTCTTACTACAGCAGGTTATGCAATAGAAGAAACAGAATCAGGAGAGAGTTTTACAGATAAGTTAACATTTACAGCTGAAAGTTAATGAGTATTTATACAGTTACATACGGTTTTTTTTGGGAGACGGTTTACCCTCCAGTATTAAGAAAGGCAGTTCATTTAGCTTGGGGAAAAGTGATAATGAAGCCTTTGCAGTGGCTACATAATGCAATATTTATAAGCTACGCCAATGGAGCAACAGATGCTGATTATAGCAATGTAACCGCATACGTAAAAGGAGATAGGGTTGTTTATACCGATAGAGGTCAGTATGAGGCTAGGCAGGCTACAACTGGGAACTTACCATCAGATAGTACTTATTGGTATAAGGTAAACGACAATTATATCGGAGCAAGAGAAAGGTCAAAATACAGCTCTAGGAAAATATTATTTGAATATGCTTTAAATAAGTGGTTTCAAACAACAGGAATATTTATTGATAACACTAGTATAGGGGCACAAACTTTTTTAATGGGAGGTTCTGGAGATACTTCAAGTGCAATGTATAATGTTAGTTCTAATTCTCAACAATTTTTAACTAATAGTTTTACCTCAAATTTAAGCGCATTTACTATCTTTGTACCATTGGCAAAGTTTAATAGTTTAGCAGGAAACGATATTGATAGAGAGAATATAATTAGAAATATAGCTGATATTTACGTATTAGCAGGAATGAGTTATACAGTAACACCATATTAAGACATGAAAAGAATAGACACAAGTAGTATTTTAGACCCGTCAATTGCACAACCATTTACAGGGCTTTCTTTAGATTTTGTACAAGACGCAACAAAAGAAGCTTTGGCGGCTGTAATTCAATCCTCATTAGGAGACACCCCAAGCACAACAATTCCGTATGTATTATACGGTTGCGTAAAAACAGACTTGGGAGGAGGAGACTTTTCTTATACCGCAGGATATATTTATTTTAATGGAGAGGTTTATACGTTTCCAGAAATAGCTTCTATAGCAATTGCGACGGCAGATATTTGCACAATAACAATAACAAACGACGGTACAGCCGATCCTTTAGAGTTTACAGATTCTATACTAAGAAACGTACACAACCATAGAGATTTAGTTTTAAGTGATGGGATATTAGGGAGTGCTGATTTTGATTTTCAAGATTTAGTAAGAAAAAGTTGGGTGCTAAATTCCACTGTAGTTGTAACCCCAAATGGAGGAACAGCAACAGTCTCTTCTCCCCCTGCATCTTACAAGGTTGAAAACGGAACTTTGGACATAATATTCAATGTTCAAGGAACAATAACTTCTGCTGGAGTTACGGGATTCAGTATGATTATACCAGACGGTTTTGTTTCTGCAATAGGGTTTCAATATGATGGTCAGTACATGGCTTATGATGGACTAGGATCACCAGCATTAAGCGGAGCTAGATTTCAGATTTCAGATTCATCATCAACTATAACTCTCGAAGCTATTAACGGGACATGGACAAATGGGGCAGACTTTAGACTTCAAGGTCATATAAGAATGCCTGTAGCATAATAAAACTGGTGGCTAGTTTTTTACCGTCCTCATTGATTTGTTGGGCGGTTTTTTCGTATTAGGACGTCTCTTATTTCTTTAAAATCTGTACTTCTTTGGATGTTGTTTAACTCTAGATTGTCGTAATGCAACGATATTATTTGTCTTATTAATTCCGCCTCAGTCCAATCACGCTTAATCATATCAAGCATAAAGGCGTTTTTTTTAGAACCCTGCAATCGGGTCGTAAGTTTGACTTTATAAGATAGAATCTTGCTCTTTTTGTCGTCTTCGTTAAGCCAGCCCAAATTAATGTTGTTACAAGTTACTATTAAGAACAAATATAATAATAATATTTGTATAATGAATAATTTTAAGTACATAAAAAACATTTCTAGTCAAGAGGCTGATATATTGCTTTATAATCAGATAGGTTTTGATGTAGACGCAAATGGTAATCCTGTTTGGGGAATAGATGGTGAGGCTTTTGCTCACGAAATGAAGTATTTAGAAGAAAGGACGGAAAAGATAAATGTTCGCATTAACTCAATTGGCGGTTCAGTCATTGATGGTTATTCAATTATAAGTTCAATTTTAAATAGCAAGGTAATAGTAGATACTCACATTGACGGTCTAGCGGCTTCTATAGCTGGAGTGATTGCAATGATGGGGCAAACTATTTACATGAAGTCTTACGGAACTTTAATGTTGCACAATCCAAGCGGAGGAGATAACAAAGAGGTTTTAGACTTAGTTAAGAAAACTCTAGTAACAATATTTAAAGAGCGTAGAGCATTTAAAGAGGAGGATATTAACGAGATGATGGATAGCGAAACTTGGATAGACTCAGATACGGCAAAGCAAAAAGGTTTTGTTGACTTCGTAGTTTCTAGTGAGGAAAAAATCAATGTAAGTAAAGGTGAGAGTTCTTTATATAATATGGCATTGATATACAACAAAGTAATAAACAAAGAAAGTAATATAACTAAACAACAAATGGAAAAAGTAACAAACAAATTAAATTTGTCTAAAGATGCGAGCGAGGAAGCAATCGTAAGCGGAATTGAGGCAATCGAAAACAAAAGCGAATCTTTGACAGATGAGTTGGTTGCTGAAAAAGCAAAAGTAACTGAACTGAGCAATAAGGTTGAAGCTTTTGAAAACGAAAAAGAAGAGGCTAAAAACCTTGAGATTAAAAACGTACTTGACGGTTACGAAAAAGACGGTAAACTAGAAAAAGAAAACAGAGAAAGTGTTGAAAAGCTTGCTTTAGTTGACTTGGAAAGCGTAAAGAATATGCTTGATAAAGTTACTGTTAAAAAAGTAGCGAACAAAGTTTTTGATGTAACTAAGGTTAAAAACAAGAAAGGTACAGAAGATCGTTCTGAATGGTCTATTAAAGATTGGCAAAAAAACGATCATAAAGGATTAGCTGAAATGAAAAATAGCGCTCCTGAGACTTACACAGAACTATACAATAAAACATATAAAAAATAACAATTAAAACAATAAGACAATGGCAATAGAAAAAGAAATTTGGATTGATGATATACAAGAAAACTTGTTTGCATCAAATTCGTTCGTAGCGAGAGGTGTAGATCACTCACAATGGATAGATAATAAAACGGTTCACATTCCACAAGCTGGAGCGAATCCAACAGTAGAAAAAGATAGAGCGTCTGTACCTGCTACTATCGGTCAAAGAACTGATACTGATTTACAATACAATATGGCTGAGTTTACGACTGATCCTATATTGATTAGAAATCTTGAAGAGTTACAAGTAAATTACAACAAGCGTAGTTCAGTATTAAGCCAGCACGTATCAACATTAGGAGATACAATTGGTAACCATACTGCTTATACTTGGGCTGCAAGTGGCGCATCTCGTATCGTAAGAACTACTGGTTCTGCTGTAGGAACTGCATTAGCACCATCTGCAACAGGTACTCGTAAAGCGATTACTTTGGCTGATATTGCAACTGCTAGAGGTGTTTTAGATAAAGATAACGTTCCAATGGAAGGTAGAGTTTTATTAATGGATGCTGATGTTTACAATTCTCAATTGTTAGCTATCCCTGATGCATACCAAGCACAATCTTATGGACAAAGCGCATTGCCAAGCGGCGTAATTGCTAGAATGTTTGGTTTTGACATTATGATTCGTTCAACAGTGGTTGTATTTGATGACGCTGGTACTCCAGTAATTAAAGCTATCAACAGTGCAGGTGTACCATCTGCACCAGCTGCAACAGATAACATTGGTTGTTTAGCGTTTCACCCTAACTTCGTATCGCAAGCGGTAGGAGATACTAAAGTATTCTTTAACGAAGATGATGCTGCTTACTATGGCTCATACTTCTCAGGATTACAAATGTTTGGAGCTGCTAAATTAAGAAGCGACCAAAAAGGAATCGTAAGTATAGTACAAGAAGCTTAATAATAATTAGCACCTAGCCTTCGGGCTGGGTGTTTTAATACTCAATAAAATGAAAGCAGAAGACGCAAAAAAACAAGCACACCCATTTATGGATAAAGCACCAAACGGGAAACCTACTGAGACTTTATGTGTGATTGAAGATATGGGAGTATTTGTAAACAACGACATTACAGAAATGAAAAAAATAGCTGTAGGTCAAAATAAAGAAATCTTTGTTTTTAAAGGAGAAAAGTCAGCACCTAAGAAGGTAGTTGAGGATTCATTTAAGAAGAAGAAAAAGAAAAAATAACATTTTAAATAAAACAAAATGCCAAACGAAATAACCATAATAAAAGGAGCAGGCGGCTTAGGTCGTCCGTTGGATGGAGCTGATTTTGTTAGCTCTTATTTACATTACACGTCTGTATTACCTAGTGGTTTTAGTTCAAGCGACCGTATAAAAACGGTATTTAGTGTTGCTGAGGCGGAAGCTTTAGGAATAACTGATGAAAGTTTGGGAGAAACACCATCAACAGCTACATATCAACTAACTAATAAGGGAGCTGCAGGAGATGTTATACTTTGCACTGTTGCAGATATAAATTCTACAATACCGGACAATTCAGTAACAACTTTAGCATCTTACACAACTGTTACGGCGGATGTAGCTACATTAATAACAGCGGCTGCTAAATTAGCATCTGAAATTAATGACGGAACAACTACACACGGTTATACAGCTGTAAGTGATGGTGTTGATACCGTAACAATTACAGCTGCGGCAGGTCAAGGTATATTTTTAAATACTGGAACGCCCTATGCGGTAACAGTGACTGCTGGATCAACAGCAGGTACTTTAGTGCAAAATGTAGTGGCAGGTGTAGCATCTGAGATTAATATAATGCATTACCACGTAAGTGAATACTTTAGAGCACAGCCAAAAGGTAAGCTTTCTATAGGTATTTACGAAACGTCTACAGATTTTGCAGAAGTAAACACTATTCAAGATTATAGAGAAGGTGAAATAAGACAAATGGGTGTTTATACTCAGGCGGCTTTTGCAACAGCAGATGTTGATAAATTACAAACTCAAGCTGCATTAGCAGAAACTAATTACAAGCCTTTAAGTATACTTATTCAATCTGATTTCAGTGCGGTAACTGACTTAACGCTATTAAGTGACTTACATACACTAAGCGATCCAAAAGTATCAGTTACGATTGGTCAAGATGGAGAAGCTTTAGGATATAAATTATTTTTAGCTACAGGCAAATCGATAGGAACTGTAGGTATCACACTAGGAGCATTATCTTTTGGTAAGGTTAGCGATTCAATTGCACACCCTGCTAAATTTCAAATGGCATCGGGAGAACTAGATTCATTAGCTTTTGCAAATGGCTCACAATTCTCAGGCTTATCAAATGGTCAGATTGATTCTGTAGATGACAAAGGATATGTATTTTTAAAGAAGCACTTCGGATTGTCGGGTAGTTATTTCGATAACGACTATACAGCTGTTGCAGTTTCAAGTGATTATGCTAGAGTAAAAGAAAATAGAGTAATAGACAAAGCCTCAAGAAATGTAAGATCGTTCTTACTTCCATCTTTAGCTAGTCCTTTAAAGTTAAATGACGACGGTACAATGAGAGAAGATACCGTTGCATACTTTAAATCACTATGCAATAGAGCTTTAGAGCAAATGGAAAGAGATGACGAATTGTCTGCATTTGGAGTAACAATAGACCCTTTGCAAAATGTATTATCTACTTCAAAGTTGGAGATTACAATTAGTATTGTTCCTATAGCTTCAGCAGATAATATAGAGGTAAATATTGGCTTTACAACATCATTATAAATATTAAATATATAAAACAATGGCAGTACCAATTACACCCCTTATAAACGGCAAATCTTACGAGTATGCTGATATAACGTTAATGGTTTTGGGAGTTCCAATTATAGGGATAACCGCAATCGACTACGGAGATGAACAAGAAATGGAAAACAACTATGGAGCTGGATCAAATGTAGTTTCAAGAGGTTATGGAAAAGTTGTCCCAACCGCTAAAATTACATTAATGATGGAAGAGGTTGAGAATATTATGGCAGCAGTTCCAAACGGTCGCCTTCAATCAATTCCTGAGTTTGACATCCCAGTTGTTTATTTGGATGAGTCTTTAGTTACTCGAAGCCATACAATAAAAAATGTAAGGTTTAAGAATAATAAGAGGGTATCAAATCAAGGTGAGCAATCTATTTCTGTTGAATTAGATTTATTGCCATCACATATTGACTGGAATGCATAATTTTTAGTATATTTGTTGAGAAACAAAATATATAAAATATGAGCAAAAAGGATGAAAAACTAGCAGAATTAGAAGCATTGCACGGTAAATGTTACCCAGTAGCTGTTTACTTAGATGTTGATGATAGTTCAAAAGTTGCAAACGTTTACTTGAAGAAGTTAGACAGAAGAACTTACACAATTGTTAACAAGCTATTAAAAGGTGATGATGCTCTAAAAGCTGTTGAGGCTTGTTTTAAGGCTCTTTATGTTGGCGGTGATGATTTAAGTTTAATAACTGAAAGCTTTGATGCTCTAATGAGTGCAGAGTCAGCGGTTGTTGATTTAATAAATAGAAAACCAGCAGAGTTAAAAAAAAACTAGAACAAGCAAGGTTTAAATTAGAAGCGGAGCATCCAGTATCTACTAATACTGCAATGCTCCGTTTTTATTATCCGCAAGTTGATATTGAAGGTCTAAGTGATGATGATTGGTGTAGAATGGTATCAGAAATGGATTACGTTCTAAAGCATAACGGAACACTATTTAATAAAGAAAATGGCTGATTTAAAGTATAGGTTAACGTTAAACGACATGATGTCCCGAAGGCTAACGGGGGCAATATCTAAGACTAAAAAATTAGACAACACAATAGGTCGAGTTCAAAATAGAATTATAGGATTTGGTGCGGCATTCTTAGGAGGTCAAGCACTCGTTGGATTTGGTAAAAGCACTTTAGAAGCATTAAAGAACTACGAGTTTTTCTCAGCATCATTAAGAACCTTAATGGGTGGAGATGAAAAAGCCGCAGGAGTATTACAAAAGAGATTAATAGAGTTTGCAAAAGTAACACCGTTTAGCTTATTAGAAGTTCAGCAAGGTACTAAGCAATTACTTGCAATGGGAGCAAGTTTCGATCAGGTGTTGCCAGAAATGAAAATGCTTGGAGATATATCTGCAGGTTTAGCCGTTCCTATGGAGCGATTAATCTTAAACTTTGGTCAAGTAAGAGTACAAGGTAAGTTAACAGGAAGAGAGTTAAGAGACTTTAGCGTTGCTGGTGTTCCTTTATTAGAAACCTTATCCGACACGATGGGTAAAACTAAAAAAGAGTTGATCGGAATGGTTTCGGCTGGGGAGATTGGGTTTCCGGAGGTGAAAAAAGCTTTTTCTGCAATGACCGAAGAGGGTGGTAGATTTTTCAAGTTAATGGAACAACAGTCGCTAACTGTTGGTGGTCGTTTATCCAATATGGGAGATAGTTGGGAGCAACTACAAGTACAAATAGGGAAATCGCAAACAGGAATTATTAATGGTACCGTTGATTGGGTTGCTAGGGGGGTTTCAGCACTAGAGGAGTATATGTCGGCTATCAATGACCTAGAGAAAACATTTGCCGACTTTCACGCTCCGCAAGTTGGAGATGATTTTAGCTTCATACAAAAAGTAAACTCGTATTTAGCAGGAAGATCAGAGGGTGTTTTGGACGATGTTTTGTCTGGAGGATTAATCTCAAAAAGGAATGAGTTATTGTTTAGGCAAGATTTTCTATCAAGGCAGGTGACAAAAGCTGGAAGCGATGTTCCCGAACTGAACCAACTAAAAAATATCAGGGAATTAGAGCTTAAATCTCTAAACATTAGGAGAGGAAAAACAATAAAAGAGGATAAAAGGATTGAGGGGTTACTGGGTTTTCATAAATCTAATGCTGAAAGGTTAAGGAAAAAAGAAGGGAGAGAAGGTATAAGTAGCTCCGACTTCATGAAAGAAAGAGGGTTGTTGAAAAAATCAATTAATGATATTGAAGGAGCTATCACATTAGCAATGGCAGAGGGGAAAGTGACACCTCAAGAGGGAGGGGAAGATGTAGAAGGAAGAGTAGGATCTGCAGGTTTTGGAACTGGAGTTGAAATATCGGGACGTAGACCACAAGAAATAAATATAACAATAGATAGTTTAGTAGAACAGTTAAATATTGAGGCGGCAACAATAGAAGAAAGCAACGAAGAGCTAAAAGAAAAGGTGTCTCAAATATTAATTGAAGTAGTTAATGATGCAAACACAACAGCAAGATAATGGCAGATTTTCAATTAAACGATCCGTTAAAACCGCAAGAAAAAGATTTTGATATTGACTTAAAAGGTCAGGCAAAATTATTAGTTTCTGCATACGGATTAGGTGCATTAAAGACTAAGCTTTATGGGGTTGATTTACCCGAATATAATAGAGCTGAAAACGAGAGAAGCGAACAAAGTGATGGAGTTGGAAGGTTCGGGCAACCAGTATTTGACACACTAACATTCTCAGGAGACAACCCAGAGGTTAATGGTTTGTCATATACGCCATTAGACGGATCACCTGAAACGATAGCTCCTCAAACGTTTCTTACTGTTCTTATAACGGTAACACAAGTTAAGAATATTGTTAAGACACCAATACAAGGAAGAAACGGAACTGTGAAAGAGTACATCTCTGATGGAGACTATTCTATTAATATAAAAGCATTACTAACAAGTGATAGAATTGATGTAGAACCAACAGAGGATAAGGAGCAGTTAATAAAATATTGCAAGGCTCCCGTAGCGATTGCGTGTTCTTCAAGGTATTTGCAGTCTTTTGGTATAAACAGCTTAGTTATAGATAAGTATAAATTCAGTCAAATACCGGGCAAAAGAAATCAAGTGCCTGTAGAGTTGAGTTGCTCTAGTGAAACACCGTTTGAAATAGCATTAAATAATGGATAGGCTACAATCTAAAATAACATTTACAAGATATAACGACGCAGGTGTGGTTATATCCAACATTGTTATGGATTTTGTTAATGACATAATGATTGATACTAGCTTTGAAACATTAACAGATAAGGCTAGAATAACAATACCTAGAAACTTGACTTTTAATGGTAAAGCTATTGCAACGGAAACTGACAGCGTTTTCAATAGAGGTGATAGCGTTAAGATAGAGGCTGGGTACTTTCCAAATATAAGGAGGGTATTTACAGGCTATATCACAAAACCTCACTCTCAAACGCCTATAGTATTAGACTGTGAAGATGAGATGTTTCAACTAAAACAAAAGACATTTACTTTTCCATTAGAATACACAACAATAACAAAGGATAAGAATGGAGGGTTGTTAAAAACGCCTAAAAAGAGTTATAGGGAGATTGATTTGGATGAGTTGATTGACGCTATCAAGACAGCTGTAGATGTAGATTTAACAGTAAAAAATATAGCTAAAGTTGAGAGCTTAGGACATATAAGATTTTCAGATGTTACTCCAGCTCAAGCATTGGAATACTTACAAGATAATTATGGTATCTATTCTTATTTTGTTTATGATGAGGATAATGATGAGCAGATATTAAACATAGGGTTAGCTAGTGATGCTAGTGATACAAATAATGTACCTTTTGTATTTGAGGAGAGAATCATAAAAGAGAATATGGAATATGTTAAGTCAGAAGAAATGAATTTAAAAATAGTTTGCATTTCTTTTAACTCACAAACAAATGAAAAGAGTAGAAAACAGGCAGGAGCTAGTGATGGAGAAACAAGAACTTTCCACTACTTAAATTTAACTGCAGATGAATGTCAGGCACACGCAGATAATATGTTGACAGAGTGGAGGTATGACGGATATAGAGGGGATTTTGAAACGTTTGGGGAGCCTTATATCAGGCATGGAGATGTAGCCGAATTAACTAGCTTGCAGTATCCAGAGAAAGACGGCAACTACCAAGTTGTAAGCGTAGAAAGGAAGTTTGGAATGGGAGGGTATAGGCAAATTATTGAACTAGGGAGGAAAATATGAGCGCAAAAAGAGAATTAAGAGAAGGATTGAAAAACCTAAATAAGCATTTTATACCATACTCTGTATTGTGTAAGGTTGTAAATGTTGATTTAGATAACATGGTTATTGACTGTGAGTCATTGGATGAAGGAGCCAACATACTAGATGTTAAATTAATGGCGGCAAACGAGAAAGGGTTTTTAATAATTCCAAAAGAAGATAGCACTGTAGTAATATCTTTTATGTCAGAAATGACGGGTGTTGTTTCTATGTTTTCAGAGGTTGATGAAATACAGTTAAACGGAGATTCTTTCGGAGGTCTAACAAAAATAGAAGACGTAGTAACAAAGTTTAATAATTTAGAAAGTATGGTTAATACAATAATTGCGTGGGGCGCAACGGTTACGCCTGCATTGGTGGCGACACCGCTAATACCAACTGTAAAGGCAGATTTAGAAAACACAACGGTGTTGCATGGGAACGGAATTTAAATATAAATTATGGCACAACAAGACTTTAAATTAGAAAATGATTTTGACTTAGCAATTGAAAACGGCGACTTTGCTATTGTAGAAAGCGACCAAGATCACATAGCAATAATAGTAAAATCGTACTTGGGAGCCTTTAAGCAGTTTCCTTTGGTTGGCTTAGGTATTGATTATTATTTAGCTTCAAGCACAAGCGAACAAGTGTTAAAAAGAAATATGACGGTTCAATTAAATAATGATGGTTATAGGGTAGACGGCATAACAGTTCTACCAGAGCATCAATATTTTATAGATGCAATAAGAATTAAAAACGAATAAGATGGCAAAAAAAGTTGTAACAATGCGCAATAGTCAAACATCTTTTGACTTAGCTTTGCAATTATACGGGAGTATAGATAAGGTTTTCACAATACTAAATGATAACGATAATCTTGATAATATACACTCTAAAGCGGTTGGTCAAAAGATTGAGTATGAGGAACAAACGTTAAGCATAACTCAACACTTTGCAACTAACAGTATAACGTTGGTGACAGGATTCCCAACATTAGGAGAAGAAGACCCTAGCAATTGGATATTAGCAACAGGGTTTTGGAATGACGAAGGGGTTTGGGTAGATAACGATTTTTGGATAGACTAAAAAATAAGACATGGCATTACCACAAGTACAAGACAATGACTCGGGATCAGTTGCAAGGGGAAAAATAAACACTGCAATAGGTCAGGTAGACGCAAACGCTACAAGTATAGTATCTAAGGCAGATACGACCTATGTAGATACTCAAAACCTATTAGATGAAAAAGTAGATAAAAAAAGCACAGACGTTGACACAGATAAAACCAGCGATACTAAATACCCTAGCGTTAAATCTGTTTACGATTGGGCTATAGGTTTATTTCAAGATATTTTAATTAGCGGAACCAATATAAAAACGGTAAACGGGACTACGCTTCTTGGGGCTGGAGATTTATCGGTTG